GTTCCACGGGATCCGTACCAGACGCCTCAAATATCCGGTTCCTTGATCTGCCCAGGCGACGCCACTTGGCCCGGTTCTGATACTCTCCGATCTTCCCGATGCCGGCCCAATGCTCGTTAGACCAGGTTCGCCCATTGTCGTCGGACCACCTCAGTATCACTTGCGGATCCGTTCCCTGGCCCGTTGCCAGACCGACGCCGGCCTTGAATTCTATTTCCAGCTCATTGAAGAACAGATTGGTCCGGTCCTCGTTGAAGATGGGCGGTGCGGTCCGGGTCCACTTGATGGTGTCGCCGTTGTCGGTGTAGGTGTCATCGTCCAGACGGTATATCCGACCGTTGGTATGATCGCCCACATAATGCTCGCCGTTCCACCGGGCATAGCAGTTGGATCGATGCCGGCCGTTGCGGACACCCGACGACCATTGGTGCCATAGGTTGCTGGCCGCGTTATACACCCATGTCCTGTCCGCCGTCGGGAAGATCAGAACGTAGAAGCTATTGCCCAGGTGTGAGAAGGTGTAGCTCCTGGCGTCAGATTTCGTGGCGTATCCTGCGATGATCTGATTGAGCTTGGGAGGGCTTACTACCTGGGGAACGTATCCGTTGACTCTCCGGACCGTCCAGTCAGACGCCAGGAAGAAAACGGAATTGTCCATCTTGTCCGGAGATGCCGCAGCGCCCAGGCCGATTTCCATAAAGCTCCCCTGGATCCGCTCAAAGGGGAATGTCGCGTCACCGGAATTGTAGTAGACCTCCACCGTATCAGCACCGAACACGAACAGCTCGCGGTGATCCATCAGGCATGACAGGGCATTGTCCGGTGCGCCTTCCGCTGTCGAATAGTCAAGGGCTGCCCAGTTCGCCGGGTCGTTGAGGCTGGATATGTAGAACTCTCCGGTGTCCTTTCGGGTAACGATGAAGTAGCCGTCCTGATATGTTAGGCTTGATGGTGTCGGAAAGTCGGTATCGGTGATCTGGGTGAGCGTGGGCGTGGTGCCGGAAACCGTCACGTAGTATCCGGATGTACCGTCTACGATCACGATATACGTTCCGTCCTGCACCATCCACACATGGCCGCTTGATGTGTCCAGCGTGGTGCTCGCGGCCGTCAACGTCGCGGTTCCGGCTATCAAATAGAAGGTGTTGTCGATCACCGCGTAAAGGTACTCGCCCATCACGATCATCCCGCGCACTCGCATCTTGCCGGTTGCCTGTGCATACGACACCAGGCCGGGCGTACCGCGCAGCTCGTCCCTGCCGTTGAACTTCTCGGGCAGAAAGAACAGGTTGATCGGATAGTTTCCTTCGGGCGCCTCGCCGCTGATAAAGGGTATTCTCATTTATCCATTCTCGATGCTGTAGCGCCGGCTCAACTTGAACGCCTCGATGGCCACTGGCTCCAGTTGCCGGGCAGCGTTCAGCGCCACCAGCCTGTCGTAACTCACCCTTGCCACCGACGCGATCTCCGGGCTGACAGATCTCCCCCATTCCGGCGCTATATCGACGGCCAGGTTGAACTCGATGGCCCGCTTGTATTGGGGCGGGAATGCTACGTCGCCGGCAATTGCGGTTACCTCGGCCAGAACCTTGCGGGACCACAGATGCAGCGCGTATGCGGAATTAGGGGTGAAATAGAGATAGATCTTCCCCAGGGGGTATTCGGGCTGGTAGAACAGCTTCTCCGGTCTGCCTTCGGTGGACTTGTCGGAAATCCCCCTATATTGTCTCTCGCCGATGATATCGATGGGATGATCGGTCGTTCCATCCCGGATGAAAGCGCCCAAGACCTCGTTGGGCCTGGTGGTGGTGATGTCTCCGCCGGATCCCCAGGTGTACTCCGCATCACTGGCCGTAAGGGTCTTGGTCTCCTTGACCGATGCGAAGACGACAACCCCTTCGCCGAACCAGTTTTCCAGCAGGCTGTTGAATGCCTTCAGCGCGTCCTGTTCCTCGGCTGCCGTCGGTGTCTCACCGGCTGCAACCGCGCCGATCTTCCGCAGCGAAGACCGGATCACATCCCTTACGCTTGCCATTAGTCATCCCCGCCGGCTTTCGCTCTGGCCATCTCGATTAGTTCGTCCTTCAGGTGGTCGTCCGGATCCACGTCGAGCTCGAAACCTTCCACGATCTCGGCCTTGGTCATCCTGTCAAAGCCGGGATCCTCGTCGCGATCTTCTTCCGGTTCTTCGACCCGCTCACCGTTATAGGTCACAAAGCCCATGACCGCCTTTTCTTCCACGGCGTTCTGCACCGTTACGGGAGGGCGATCCTTCGGATAGAGAACCTTGGGGTATTCCTGATACTCGTATACCATTGCTTCCTCCTTGGCAGGATCCTGGGCGGAGATCCCCCCGCCCAGGAGTCTGTTCTTGGATGCCATGACGATTAGGATCCGTTGTCGGCGGTGGCCATCTCAAGCCAGTTTGATCCATCGAAAATCAAGGTGATGGAATCCTCTGTGTTGTCGAGGCTGAAATCCCCGGACAGATTGAGATTACCTGTGCCGTCTTTACAGACCACCGTTCTCCCGGTGTTGTTGGCGATCAGGACCAGGACGTCGCCGTCGCTGCCGCCGTTTATCGTGTCCAGATCGTCACTGGCACCGTCGCTTTCCGTATCCACGTTATGGAACGACTTGGTGGCGGTGATCGCGCCGCTGGATATGGTCAGCTCTGAATCGGCCGCCGTATTCACCGTCGCGTTGAAAACTGCATCGCCGTCAAAACGGGATGCTCCGTCCACCTCGATTGTCCCTTCGATAAATACGTCATCGTCGCCCGGTGTGACATCGGGCGTGGCTCCGGTACCGACCCGGACATACCCATTGGCGGCATACAGCGCCGCGTCGATTCCGGCTGTACCGCCCACATAGACCGCGTGCTGCAATCCGGTTCCGTTTCCGTCGGTATCGATCTCGATACCGTGTATCTCGTCGGTGGAGGTATTCGCGTCATCGTCCATCTGGATATGAATACCTTCGACAATCTCACTTGCCCCGCCGGCCACGTCGGATTCCACATCCAGGTTTATGGCCTGCGAGTTGGTCGTCAGCGACCGGAAAGCTGCATCCATGACGGCGCCGGCGGTTGACGTTGATAAGGTGGTGGTGGCATCCACAACGATGGCCTGAGCCGCAGCGCCCAATGTCGCTACGTAGCCGTCGTCAATCGTGTTGGCCACAACCAGCCCCCGCGTGGTGGCGTTGGTGCCGGCCGAGTTGACCGCGTGATACAGGTCGATCACTTCGGCCCCGCTGGTGTCGTCGTCCACGTCGGAGTAGATCCCGTATGCTTGGGTCGCGCCGTCTTCCAGTTGATAGGTAAGTGTTACGCCTTTATGCGTGTTGGTGGCGCTTTGGATATCGATGTCCAACACGCCGGCGGTGCCGGTATTGGCGGTGCTGTTGGCGTCGATCTTGAAGTACTCGTCGGCGGCGACCGTAAAAGTCACGTTCTCGGACAGGGCAACGGTGTTGGTGGTCGTGATGGCCCCTGCTACGGACAGGGTTGAAGCCATCGTAACGGCTCCGTCCAGTTGGATTGAGCCGTCCACTTCAAGTTCGCCCTCGATATACGCATCCTCGCCGTCCATCGATGCCGTGCCGGGAGTCCCGTTCCCTATCCGGATGTTTCCCGTAAGAACATCGAGACCGTCCGCTGCCAGGGTTGTGACACCCAACCGGCCGCTGTCGGTCTTGCTCAATACGGCCGTTTCGTCGCTGCCGTCGGTGAAGGTGAGGCTAGGGCTTGCGCCGGTACCGTCATCGAGCGTTACGTTGCCGGTAAGGGCCGACGCCCCCGACACGTTCAGCGTGGTGGCGTTCAGCGTGGTGACCGCCCAGGTGCCCAGGGTGGCCGTTCCGCTTATGTCAAGATCCCCGGTGATGTCCACGGATCCGTCCTGTGATACGACCAGTACGCCGGCCTGGCCGCTGCTGCTGACCACCAGGGGGTCTACGTTCGCATCGTGGGATACAACCTCCAGGACGGTGCCGTTGGTCGGGTTGCCGGTTGCGGATTGAACCCGCATAACGCTGACATCGCCGAACGCCCCGATGCCGCTAACGGTCAGCATATCCTCGTTGGTGTCGGCGAAGCTCAACGTGGTAATCTCGTTGTCGCCGAACGTGATGGTCTTGTCCGCGTCCGGGTTGCCGATGTCGTCCCATGCCGTGGCTGTGCCCGATGCCCAGGACAATGTGCCGCTGCCGTCGGTTTGGAGCACCTGTCCGTTGGAACCGTCGGTTTCCGGAAACTTCACCGGGAAGAAGTTCACATTTGAGAAGCCAAGGGCTGTCGCGGCCACCAGCATGATGGCTGCGAACATGGCAATTACTCTTGTGCGTGTTGTCATTGTATTAGCCTCCTT